ACGCTATAGCCACACAAGAATGGTTAGCAGGTCTTCAAAATAAAGATGCTGGTGCTAGGTTACAAGCCTTATGGCAACAGAATGGAGCAGGTCAGAACATGGCTCGCTACATTAACCTTAGACGTGAACATGCTTTATCAGAGAAAGGTGAAGGTTCAGAAAGCTGGGCAGGTAATAGGAATGTAGGAGAAGGTATACGTCAAAGTACATCAGGTGCTCTATTTGATTTGACAGCTGATACCATGGAAACCATCGGAAGTGTTGGTGATGTACTCCAAGGAAAAAGCTGGCATGATGACTCAACATTAGATGACCAAGCACTGCAACATACTAATGAAAACTCATTAGAGTATATGGTTAACCATAACCTAAAAAGATCAGTTATGGATACCTTAACGTATGAAGTAGGTTATTGGGCTATACCAACTATGTTGACTAGTGGAGTAGCAGCTCAAGGAGCTACAGCATTGAAAACTTATGGTGCTGCTAAAAATATACCAGCCTTAATAAAAGCAGGTCAATTCTTACAACCATCTCTAACTGGTGGTAAGGTTACTGTTACAGGATTAGCTAAAGGTCAAGGTTTAAGAACAGTAGTCACAAGACCAGCTCAAGGATGGTTTGGTAGACAGAAAGCTGTGCAAGCGATTAATATGACAAAGAGTGCAGGTAAATCTATTATGATTGCAGATATGCCTGTAGCAATGTTTACTAATCTAGAAGAGTCTGGTAGAGGTATGATGTATGAAGATGGTATATTAAAGAATATAATACAAGATGATCCTAATGGACATTTCTATATATCAGCCTTAGCTAAAGGATCTAATTCACCTATGTTTAAACGTGCAGACTTCATGTTTACTGAAGGTGTACTAGGTGTAATGGGTACTGTTGGTCTTGGTGGTTTAGGTAGAACTATAGGTACACGAGGTGGAGATATGTTAGGTGCTTTACCACAAGTACCAGGTAAAATTACTAAATTTAGTCAAGAAGCATTAGATACAACAGTTGCAACTACAAGAAACTACTCAGCTAGAGTAGAGAATGCATTACAAGGTCAAGAAGCTTTCTTCAAACAAACCCAACAACAACTAACTGATTGGGCTGAAGCTGCTACAGAGCAGATGAATAAAGGTGCAGATGGATTTAAAAATGCCTTTGCTGATAGTATTGATACTGATGGATTAATGAAGTCAGCTTATGGAGTCTATAAAAACGGCTCTACAATGTTAGGCCAAGGTTACTCTAAAGCTAGAGATGGTATTAGACAAGTATTGAATGATTGGGATGAGATTAGACATACAATTGGTGTATCCAATCCTGGTAGCACTAACTCTTTATTCTCTCAAACTGATATGGCACGAGCTGCTAAATCTGGTATAGATGAAAAGCAGTTAGATCTATTTGCTAAAGATTTAGTTGATGATGTACAATATAAAGGACAAGTTAAATCTAGAGACCCTAAAGGTAGAAGAGGAGTAGCATCAGATACCTCCTTAGATGGTATTAAAGAAGCAGTTCTTGGTAGAAATGCTGGAAATACATCACCTGCAGAGTTTTGGGGTGACTTATTAGACGAACCTTTAAATGTAGAAGACTTTGGTAAACTTTCCGATTTTGATAAGTGGAAAGTTAAAAACATAGAAGTACAGGATGCAGTCAATAGATCTCTTCTATTACAACTTAGAGACCAAGCTAGTGCTGCTAGTGATATGATAGGTAAAACTGACATATTTGCTAAGGACGGTCCTATGAGAAGGATTGGAGATAATTTAACTATTGGTATCCATCAAGTCCAAAAGACTCAACTTACTTGGGATCTTGCACGTAAGATGTTACGTGAAGGTGACGGTAAGATGACTCAAGAAATGTTAATAGATTTGAATGCCCAAGTTGCTGAAGCTAGTTCTAAATCTCATACAGGTATTAGAAATAATGTTAATACAATGGTTCGTATGCTACAAGAACAAGGAGATGAAGATTTAGCTGGAGCTGTACTAGATGTCTTTAAAGTAACAGATGATATACATGGTTGGAAGGATTTTAATGCTTGGATGCATCAAGCTATTGTAGGTGGTAAGTTTAATGGTAAGGTAAAGACTGGTGATTTAGTACATGGTTTACAAAAAACTATGGTACAAAGTATCCTTAGTGGGCCTAAGACTCCTATGAGAGCTATGATGGGTACTACAATTAATAGTTACCTAAATACTATGAATGAAGCTTTTGGTGCAACTATTAGAAGACCATTTGTAGAAGGAGGAGCTGCTGCTCAAAAGGTTGCAGTTGCTAAATTAAAAGGTCAACTGGAACTTATCCCAGAGGCTATGCAGATATTCCGTAAAGAATGGAATTCCAAATTCAAAGCAGATATAGCAGATATACAAACTAGATATACTGAGACTACTCCAACAGATGATCTCTGGGAAGCTAAAAGAGTCTTTGTAGAACAGCAAGGTACAGCTGGAGAGAAAGCTGCTTTCTATATTAATAATACAACTAGAAATTTAACTAATAATAAGCTATTCAGTTGGTCTCCACGTGCTTTAGCAGCAACTGATGAGACTCATAGATGGCTTATGGCTAGATCTAGGTCTAAAGAAATGGCTATGCGTCAAGTTCTAGAAGAAGTTGGTGATGATTGGTCTAAGATTACTCCTGAAATGCTAAGTAAAGCTGAAGATATACATATAAAAAACTTCACTGATGGTGAAGGTAATCTAGATTTCTCAGGCGATGCTTGGTTGGATAAACAATTTAAAGAAATAACTTTAACTTCTGATCTTAAAGGAACTGCTAAAAAGTTAGATGATGTATTTAATTCAATTCCAGCAATAAAACCATTCTATCTATTTGCTAGAACTGGTGTTAATGGATTGAGTTTCTCATTCAAAAATACACCATTACTAGGTGCTTTAGCAGATGAATCACGTGCTATACTTAAACATACAGGTGATGATTTTACAGAATTAGCTGAATATGGTATTAATAATGCTGCTGATTTAAAGAGTGCTAGAAACTTATTTGCAGGTAGACAGGCTGTAGGTGCAGGTGTTGTGACAACTATGGGTGGTATGTATATGGCTGGACAGTTAACTGGTAATGGTCCTGCTGATAGACAACTTAGACAGAATTGGATCAATGCTGGTTGGAAACCTAACCATGTATATATAGGTGATGTAGGTTTTGATTATAGAACATTAGAACCTTATAATGTTATATTCTCAACCATTGCTGATATTGGTGACAATATGGAACTGATGGGCAGTGAGTGGGCTGAGAAACGCTTACAGGCTGTAGCATATGTGGTAGGAAGAGGTTTAACTGGTAAAACCTATATGTCTGGATTAGATCAAATGATGCAGATAGCACAGATGAAACCTGGAGCTTTTGATAAAGCCGCTGCTAATGTATTAAATAATAGCATACCTTTAGCTGGTATGAGAAATGAATTTGGTAAATGGATTAATCCACACATGAAGGAGTTAAACTCTGACATGTGGACTAATATTAGAAATAGAAACCAAGCTTCTGAATTTTTAGCAGGAGAAGGTAAGTTACCAGAGAAAAGCGATTTACTAAACGGTAAACCTATTAATAATTGGAATATAATTGGAAGATCATTTAACGCTGTATCACCAGTATCATTGGATATTCGAAATGATACACCTGGCAGAAGGCTTCTATTAAATAGTAACTACGATCTTAAATCTACAACCTATGCTTATGGTGGTTATTCCTTTGTTAAGGATGCTCATGTCAGAGCACACTTCCAAAATGCTATAGGTACAGTTCCAATTACAGTTGGATTTAAAAAGTTTAAAAATGTAGAAGAAGCATTAAATCATCTAGCTGGGAGAAAAGATATTAAAAATTCAATGAAAGATATGAAAGCTGATAGTTCTAATCCAGCCAATTGGGATCTTGATCCTAATACATATCCTCATAATACTCTTATAGATAATGTAATGAACCAAGCTAGGTCGAAAGCTTGGGCTAAGATTAATGACCCATCACACCCAGGTTATGCCAGAGTTCAAAAATTAAAGTCTGAAAAAGATGGTAAGGATTCTAAAACCAGGGATAACAGACAAGAGATATTAGATCTTAGTTTCCCTAATAAATCCATTGAAAATTTTCCTAAGTAACTAAATGGCACACGAAACGAGAACAGTCGCACACAGTGGAAATGTTGTGGGACAAGCGAATACATATAGCTACTCTGGGAGTTTTGATGTATTCAAAGGACTTGAGGTTAAAGTAACCTTAGATAATGTAGTACTGACTCATACATCAAGTACAATTAATGAATCCGCCAACCCTAGAGAATATACCGTAGATACAACAGCTAAAACCATACATATTGGTGGTGCAGATTTATCTAGTGGTACTATAAAAATAATACCTACAACTGATTTAGGTCAGTTACCAGGGTCTACTGCACCTGAAGCTAAAGCAACTTATACACCTGGTTCATCTATTACTTCTGATGATTTAAACAATAATCAACTTCAACTTATGCGTAGAGCATTGGAGTATGATGAACAGAAGTTAGATACTGCTGGCGGTACTCTGACGGGCGACCTAACACTGGGTCTAGCTACGAAAATTATATTTGAAGGTGCAACAGACGATGCTCATGAGACCACTCTTACGGTTACTGATCCTACTGCTGATCGTACAATTACTCTTCCTAACGTAACAGGAACAGTAGTAACAACAGGAGATACAGCAACAGTTACTGCCACTATGATGGCAGCCAATTCTGTTGATTCTTCTGAATTAGTAGATGGAAGTGTTGATGCAAGTCATTTAGCATCTGATTCTGTACAAGAAGCTAAAATAGCTAATGGTGCTGTAACTAGAGATAAAATTGCAGCTGATGCAATTAATAATACAAAATTAGCAGATGGTGCAGTACAATCAGAGAATATAGTAAATGGTAATGTCACTCATGATAAGATCGGTACCAATGCAGTACAAGCAGATAATATATTAGCTGACTCAGTTACAACAGCTAAGATAGCAAATGGTAATGTAACACTTGCTAAAATAGAAGACGTAACTGACGGTAGAATTATTGTTGGTAATGGTTCTAACAAACCTACAGCTGTAGCAGTTTCAGGTGATGTAACCTTAGCAAATGATGGTACTGTTACTATAGCTAATGATGCTATTGACTCTGAACACTATGCAGATGCTAGTATTGATAATAGACATTTAGCTAACGACGCTGTTACAACTGATAAAATACTAGCAGGGACTATCATTAATGATGATATAAGTGGCTCTGCATCAATTGACCATAGTAAAATAGCTGCTATTACAGATGGTCACATTATTGTCGGTAGTGGTTCTAACGTTCCAACTGCAGTAGCAGTATCTGGTGACGTAACTATTGCTAACACAGGTGCTGTAACAATTGCAAATGATGCAGTTGAGATCGGTATGATAGGTTGTGAACAAACAACCATATCTGATAGTGATTCTCATATTCCTACATCAGGAGCTGTTGTTGATTATGTAGCAGCACAAATAGCACCTATTGGTGGTCTTGAAGTTATAGCAGACGATGAGTCATTCCCTAACACAATCCCAGCAGCTGGAGTTGTAATTAGTATAACTGATGCAGCTGGATTACAAGTTAACTCTAGTGGTGTCTCAACCAATGGAGATGCACTAGATAACTCAACTATAACCATTAATGGATTCCCTAGTGAATTAAGAGGTGGTGTAGGTGGTAATGCAGATCCTTATGTATTCCAGTCTGGTGCTGGTTTAATGGTTCAATCCACTGGATCAAGTCACACTTATAATTACCACCAAGCATTAATAAGAGAGTCAGACTTTGTACAGTTAAGTGATGATATAAATGACTTTAATTCTAGGTATCGTGTAGCAGCTGATGCTTCTGGAGTAAGAACAGGTCAATGTAGTACTGATGGTTCAGGAAGTGGGTCTTTTCCTTGTGATGGGGATATGGCTTGGTTTAAGAATTCAAGTAAGATGTATGTCTTTGATCCTATTTCAGACTTTAATGCAGCAAGTAACTCTGATAAAGATGCATGTTGGAAAGAAGTTTCATCAGTTGGTGATTATAAATTCTTAACAATAAAAGATCACGATCAAGCAGTCGGTGGCTCAGGACCAACATACAATGGTTCTAATGTAGAATTCGATTTGTTTGACGGATCAGCTGATGCTAGTATTACAAACGCAGCTCAACTAATTGTAGTTTTAAATGGTGTTGTTCAGAAACCTAATGCATCATACTCTGGTAGTATGGAAGGTTTTAGTTTAAATGATACACACGGTATTAAATTTGCTACTGCGCCACCTAGTGATTCGACGATGTTTGTAACACAAATTGGTACAGCTACAACCATCGGTACTCCTGGTACTGGTAGTATTTCTGCTGCTAATATGTTTGCTGCAGGTGTTATTAATGCCGCAGCTATAGGTACAGGTGCAGTAGAACATGCTAAATTAGCAAACGATGCAGTTGACGGTGATAACCTTGCTGACAACGCTTGCAACTCAGAACACTATACAGATGGAAGTATAGACCACGTTCACTTAGCAGCTGATATTATAGACGGTGATAATATTCAAGATGATGTTATTAACTCTGAACATATTGCAGCTGGAGCAGTTGATCTAGAACATATGTCTTCTCAATCAGTTGATGAAGATAATCTTTATATAGATAATGCTGGTTCCAATGGGCAATTCCTATCTAAACAATCTGGTGGAACTGGTGGTTTATTATGGGCAACTGTTTCAACACAAGATACATTATCACATAGAAATTTGATAATTAATGGGGCAATGCAAGTTGCTCAAAGAGGAACCTCAGATACAACCGACGCACAAAATTTTACAACTGTAGATAGATGGCGAATTGCATGGAATGGTTTAGAAGAACAGCCTAGTAAATATCAAGAACAATTAAGTTCTAGTGATTCTGGACCGTGGGAACTAGGATTTAGAAATGCTTGGAAACTAATAAATGGTAATCAAACAGGAGGTGCGGATGCTGATGGTTATATCCATCCTCAATATGCAGTAGAAGCTCAAGACATAGCAAGTTCAGGATGGGATTATACATCAGCTTCTAGTAAGATAACACTTTCCTTCTGGGTTAAATCAAGTGTTGCTCAAACTTTCTATGGATATCTTAGAACAATAGATGGCACTAGTCAAGCTTACTCTTTCTCTTATGCTGTATTAGCTAATACATGGACAAAAGTAACTAAAACAATTCCAGGTAATTCTAATATACAGATTGATAATAATAATGGATCTGGTCTATATTTATTTTTACCTACTTTCACAGGAACTGATAAAACAGATTCAGGTAATAGTCTAAATACATGGGCAGCGTATAGTGGCTCAAATAGAATGCCCGACCATACAACCACATGGTACACAACAAATGATGCAACTTGGCATCTGACAGGCGTTCAATTAGAAACAGGAGATACAGCTACAACCTTTGAACACAGAAGCTTCGGAGATGAGCTGAACCGCTGTTTAAGATATTATTATAGAGTTAATGCTGACGATCAAGGTGATCTAGGTGTAGCTCCTGGTTGGTGTAGAGATACTGAAAGGTGTCACGGAAATATAAATTTCCCAGTACCAATGAGGGATAATCCTAGTTCATTAGAAACAACTGGAACAGCTGGTGATTATGCTGTTGCTCATAAAACTTCGGGGCCAGTAGGTCAATCCGTTCCAGCTTTTGATTCTGCAACTAAATATAGTGCTTCACTTACTCTTCAAGTTACAGGAAACCCATTTACCGCTGGTGAATGTGGCAGAATACAAAAACAAACTAATGACGCTTATTTAGCATGGGAATCTGAAATATGAAATACAAAAAATTACCTCTTTTATCTCCTGGGAATCATCAGATTTATCAGAGGATAGAAGATAATGGAAAAGTTTACATAACCTGTAATGAACACAACCAAGATTTTAAAGACTGGGTAGCAGCAGGTAACACACCAGAGGAGGCTGATTAATGGCATTAACAGAAGTAAATTCTTTAGGTATTAAAGACCTTGAAGTAAAAACAGCCGATATAGCTGCAGCAAATGTAACTTTAGCTAAAGTAGAAGATGTTACAGATGGTCGGATTATTGTCGGTAATGGGTCTAATAGACCAACAGCAGTTGCTGTATCAGGTGATGTAACACTTGCTAATACAGGAGCTGTAACTATAGCTAATGGAGCTGTAGAACATGCGATGCTTGCAGATGATTCAGTAGACGGTGATAATATAGCTGATAACTCTGTAGGTTTAGCCGCCATGTCAGGTGTTGCTAGAGGTGCTCTTATTACAGGAGACTCTAGCGGTGATCCTAAGTATTTATCAGTTGGTAGTGATAACCAAGTTCTTACTGTGGATTCCAATGGTGATATTGGCTGGGAAGCAGCATCAGGTGGAGCAACAATTAATAATGCAACTGAGAATGAAATAGTTACAGTTGCTAGTACTACATCTCAATTAGATGCAGAAGCAAAGTTTACCTATGATGGTAATACAGCTATACTGCAGACTACTAGTGATGGTAATGCTTTAAATGTAGTTCGTAACTCAGCAGATGCTAACCCAGTTAATATAACCCTTACTAAATCAAGAAATGCTACTTATGGTAGTTTTACAAAAGTAAATAATGCAGATCAAATTGGTGAAATAGTTTGGAAAGCAGATGATGGCAACGATTATGCTAGTGAAGCTGGTGCTATTCGAGTAGATGCAGATGGATTAACTGGTGGTAATGATATACCAGCTCGAATGGAGTTCTTTACTGGAGCTGATGGTTCAGCAACTGCTGCTAAACGTTTAACACTACAATCATCAGGTAACTTATATGTAGAAGATGGTGATATTACATTTGCCAGCGGACATGGAATAGATTTTCAACTTACTGCAGATGCTCCTGGTACAAGTGCTTCAAGCTCATCAGAACTATTTGCAAACTATGAAAAAGGCAGCTGGACTCCATTAATGAGTTCTGGAACTGTAAGTGCTTCTAATGCAATTTATATTAGAACTGGAGATTTAGTTTGGTGTCAAGCTCAATTAGATAGTATTTCTGAAAGAAGTAGTGATACAGAACTTAGAATCACACCAGCTTCTTTACCTTTCGCAATGGATGGAAACCACGTTGCTGCTGGTGCAGTAAGACATAGATATACAGCTCACCATACTGGTAGTAGTGGTGGAGAAGGTTTAATTGCTGTTTTAGATGGTAATGGTGTTTACTTTACTTCAAATAACGATTCAGGACCATCTTCAGGAGGAGCATATAGTTCATTACATTATGATGAAATCGAAGCTTCATATTCACAGATAATGGTAAGTATACATTATAGAACAAACTCCGCTTAATTATGGCATTAACAAAAACAATTGAAAACGATAATATAACCGTAGTAAGAAAGTGGAACGTACAAGTTCGCACTGCTACTGTTATAAAAGAAGATGGTACAGAACTCAGTCGTGCATTCCATCGTAAAACAT